CAGTTCTTTCCGTTATGGGCGCACTCTAACACAGGACAGTGTTGCCTACACAAACCGCTAGGTCGTGGGTTCCACACATCAGTATCGGCGGCTGCTTGCATACTAGCATAGGCACCTCGCCATTTCATCCATAAATCAGGAACTTGCTCTACCGTATACTCAGCCTTAATTAACGCTTTAGGCACTACGAACATCAATGCTGCTTTTATAGTACGAACTTGTGGGTAGTGCTGAAATATAGACACCGCCATCAACTCAAGCTGCCCTTTGTCTGCGTACTTCGCGTTCTTACCCGTCTTGTAATCTACGATAAACGCGGTCTCTTTTTCCTCGTTTACGATAGCCAAGTCCACGATACCACGAAACCAAACATCCTTGGCTCCGAACTTGCAGGGGCGCATATCCTCGGTGAGGCCAAGCCGCTGCTCCGCAATCTTTGTACCTTCGATAGCGTTAAGCGAATCCAGAGCGCCCTGCATGTAACTATACTTCGCAGGTAGTGGTTCACCTTTACCTATGTAGTTCTCGCATGCAGTATGAAAGTGTGTGCCGTACAGCATGGCCTGACTTACCTTGGTCGGATACTGCTTTAGTATCTTCTCATAGTAGAACTGCTTCGGGCATTGCTGAAAACTTTTGATCTTACTAAACGACCACGGCGCAACATTTGTCATTCGGTATCCCCATACGATTTGCCAATGCCGCTTTCACACTCAAGCGGTAGTCCTGCTGCCCAACTGGGTACATGACGCATGCACTGCTCTACATGTTCCCTCGCTTGTACTACCTCTTCGTCGGGGCAACATATAGCTATGCTGTCATGCACAGTCATAACAGACTTATACTTCTGGTTTATTAGTAGCATTTGTTCGCCAATGATACAACGTGCCAATGCCTGACATACGTTCTCAACCACCTTACCACCGTATATGTTTTTACGTCCACGGCGCGTCTTATACGAGTATTCGGGCCAAACATCTTCGGGTTCTACTCCTTCGGGCGCGGGGTCTAGCTGCAAGTCTTCGTAAAACATGCGTAACCCAGATGGTAGAATTATCGCCTTCTGTGGTATGTCTATACGCAGCACATCTTTACGGCCCACGCGAACCGCTTGATCGGCTACAAGCTGCTCCAACATATACTGGGCCTCATTCCACAGCGTAGGTATCTTCCAATATGTATCACGGTATATGTTTATGACACGTCTAGCTTCTGCTAGATCAACCTCGACGCCCATACCTGCAAGCTGAGTTTTAAACTTCTTAGCCCCCATGCCGTAACCTGCGCCAAGGATCGTAGTCTTACCCACGAACCGTTGCCCACCAGTAACGTCTGCCTCGTCTACTTTGTATATAGCTGCCGCCATCTTCACATAGACATCTTCGCCAACAGAAAACGCGTGAGTTAGTTCGTCTGCTTCGGCTAACCAAGCCAACACCCGCGCCTCAATCTGAGACGCATCGCACTCAACTATAGTGTAACCATGTGGGGGTATAATACTCTTCTTTAACTTCTTACCGTTGGCCCCACGGCTCGGCAGGTTTTGCAGGTTGATCTTATCGTCACCACCCCACCGCCCAGTGTGAGCCGCGTAATATCTAATAGGAACTGGAAGAGTACCACGTTTAGATATATCTATAAATCGCTGTGTGCGTGTTTCCTCTAGGGTACTTTTAGTGCCCAGCCTAGCTGCTACTAGCGTTTGCACACGCTCGTCCTCATGTTCTTGCAACTCTTGAAACTCTTTGTCAGACTTGGCAAACGCGAATGTTTCTTTCTCTGTCGTGGGACTGATCTTCATAGGTGGCGTGACCCCTAACCCAGACAGCAACTCCGCGAACTTGGCGTTACTCATCAAATCTTTTCTGTCAGTGATATTGGCATCGACCATCAGCTTGTCTTTACGATCCCGCACATCTTCTAGGTGCATCTCAAGCATACCCATATCTAACTCTAAGCTAGGCTCAGTGAACATACGCAGCGTTGCATCTATGATAGCTAACTCCTGCTCAGGAAACTTAGGCTGCATCTTCTGAAAAATAGCGTAAGTTAGGTCCACGTCCTTCTTACAGTACCCCGCATAGGCAGTCAGTTCTTCTTCGGTGAAATCGGCTAGGCGTTTATCCTTCGCCATAATAACTTCGGTGCCTTTTTCCCCGACACCATAACGCTCCGACACGTTCTTCAAGGATACGCTTTGCTCTGTGCCATGCAACGCTCTCGCCATGCACAACGTGTCGAGTAGGAATTTAGGTTTAATATTATAACGCCAACTCAAGATGGCCCCGTCAAACATCATGTTATGACCTAGTACGTGTGTGTCATCCCAATCAACAGATGCCAGTAGTTCGGTTACATCATCGGCACCCTGCGCCCACTCGGTCGGATTGGGGCCGCGTTTCAGCCCCAACCCAATCACTTCAAACCTACGATCACGTATGTATTGCTCTGTCGTTATCTTTGACAGAGAAAAGTTCTGCGCGTAATAGGTTTCAAAGTCTAACGTAACAAGGTTCACTTCTTTGTTACTTTCTTTAGTGCTAACTCACCCGCACACGCCATGTAACCACAGGCGTCTATGTAGTTGTCAGGGTTATCTTTGTTGGACTTGAGCCGTGCGATCTTCAACAGGGCCATCATCACTGCAACATCGGTGGGCGAGAAAGACCACTCATAACTGAAATACTGCTCCCACAGCATACCAATAGAACCAAAGTTGTCCTCCATATCACCATGCGTAGCCTCACGATCTTCGGTGACATACTGCTTGGCGGTATCAAGGACACTGCTACGTGTATACGTATCTTCTTTAGGTATCTTATTGCGCTTACTGGGTAGCCCCAAATTATACCCAACATCCGATAAGTTAACACCATCAGGGGCATCTGCGTAAATACGCGGGATTTTTTCAACTTCTACTTTAGTGTTTTCTCTAAAATAGAACCCTTTTTCAGTAACAGGTTTACCCAACTCAGGATCACAGTGATCTATCTCTTTCCACCGCTCCTTCCGAACCTTCTTAACGTAGGTATGAGCAACCCCTAACTTCATAGCTACTGTCCTATCAGTATCCATCTGATTACCCATTACCTGCAAGTGCCGTACAATCTTATCGGCCTTAGTCTGCTTCTTCTCTTTCTTGGCAGTCATAGTTCTCTCCTTATTCAAATTCTGGTACAAACCAGTCATCATCCAACGCCCATAGACAGTAGGACGCTTTCTTCTGGGAACCTCGACGTTCTATCTTGGCTTCCCAAATCTCTCCATCGCGGTGCAGCTTGCCCAATGCAGACTGAACCTCGTCATTACTTGCGTCTAGTTTAGACGCTATCTCACTGGCCCTATGTGCAAACTGATTGTCTGCCTCGGATAGCAAGCTAAGTATGCGATCTTCCATCTTAGCTACCACTACGCGGGGGGTTTCCTCGTCATCATAGGTATCAACAGAATGTGTTACGCTCTCAGCAATAACACCCACAACTTGATACTTAGTTGAGTTAACCATGTTTGAAGTGTTAGGTATCACCCGCATCTGGGCAAGTGTGCCTTCAGCAAGTTCGTACTTGTTGACAAGGTTAGGCGGTATAAACACGCGCTCCCCTTGGTCTATGTCAACTCCAAATCCGCATCGCTTACCCGCCAATACGTGCTGCACGTATATCTTTAGTGTGTGTAACATTGTTCTCTCACTTGTTTATGATATTGTTTTTATGAGGGCGGTAATAATTTAAACCGAGTTACCTGCGGTCTGCTTTATTGTTGTACTACACCCACAACCGCCCTCACCATTTTCTATGACTTGTTTAAGATACCCGCCATAAATTCATCGGCAGCGCGCACCGCTGCTTCTTCGTTGCGTGTGATGTGCTGCTCCTGTTCTTCGGTTATAGCTGCGGACAGGGTAGCCGTTACAGCCATCATCATATGAGGCCACGAATCTTGCTGCTCAAACAGTAGAACAAGGTTAGCGATAATCAGCGACATGATCTCAGGTGACGCTTCTTTCGGCGCGGCTTCTGCCATACGCTCCATGACTTCTTCAAACTTGGCCTTATCCATCTTAATCCTCCTTAAATTTTATCTGGTAACGTCTGGCTCTACTGATAATTATCTCTATGGGCGATCCTGTAATCCTTGCGGTTTCCGCTATAGAAAAACCTTGTTGCGCTAGACGTAGTATAGCCTTCGCAGGGTTCGATCTTTCTATCTCCGACATGCGGGGCTTACCGCTGCCTTTAGTGTGTTCTTGCGGTATGCCATAGTTAAGTGA